TCGTTATTAAGTTTTGACAAGAACATATCGCCGCCATAGCTACTGATAAGAGAACGGACCTGTTGAGACGTTAAGTCAGACGTACCATTTATTGATGTGGCACCACTTATAATAGAATCAACCTTATTGGTTATCTTCTGAATCGTACCAACCTGTTTTTCGTTACGTAATGTTACCTCATAAGTAGGTATGCCGTTATTTCCATTCTCCTTGATGGTAAGCACGTCAATAATGATGCTTGCATCAATACCGAGGTCATTATCAGCAAAAGCGAAAATATCACCAGCCTTTAACGTATCGTGAAGCGAAACAACTCCCTGACTGCTCACGGCAGTATCATGCTGTCGCTGCATAAATATTTCGTCAATACGTGGCTGGTACGTATATCGTGGGGCATGATTCTTTTTAAGAGCATCAATAGACGATTGTAGCAACTTGATGGCAGCAGCATCTACATAGGCATCAGGAAGAGCGATACCCGTAAGCACGTACTTATCGCCGCTTGTAATCTGGAAATCCTTGTACGGGAACCATAAATCAAGCGATTCATCATGTACGCGCTCAACGTTACATACCCACCTATTGTTTGCGTCTTTCTTTGGCTTGCTTGCTATTTTGAATGAACGAGCACCACACATGCCACTCGTCATATCAATGGTTACACCATCAACATACAAACTACCAAGGTCAAAACCGAGGTCAGGAAGAGTGATATTGATATTCTTCACTTCCTCGCCAGCAGGGAACACTCCGTTATCCTCTACTTGATCGGCAGCATACACACTATCAATAGCCACGCCGCCATACTCCATATCGACGATTGTAGGATGAATATTCTCTGTTTCGGCACTACCATCGAAATAGATAGAGGCAGGTCGAACACCATACTGACTGATATTGGGCGAATCTATGTAAGGGCGATATTGCTCAGTCGAAAAAGTAATACCTTCTGCGATAGCATCACGAAGCCATTGTTTATCCTCGTCATTCTTATGCGCCTGAACCCATGCGTTCAAAGAAATATTGGGGAAACCTGGCACCATCAAACGAGAAACCGCCATATTATCTGGCAGATTCTCTGTTGCACAATCCTTGTGAGTAGAATCGAAAGTATCTTTGTTGACGTAATCGACAAAATCTACTCTATCACCATTACTGATAGCTGCTATGAAAGCAGCCATCTTTGAAGCATCCGGCTCGTCTCTATCATCATCACTACCAACACTCTCGCAGTATATATAGCAAGCATTTGACGAACTGTTGCGCGTAACAAACCCTCTAACCGTTACGTCATTCGCTTTCAATTCAACGATATAGTTCGGGCTTGATGGCTCGCCGGGGTAATCTTCTGAGCGATAAGTGAAGTATTTGCTATCAAAATCGAGGTCAATCAAGAAGCTGCATCCGTTAGTGCTGAACTTCTGAACGTTGCTGACGTGCGCAAACACCTGAGTATTCAGGTTGGCGTAATAGTGTTGTGGTAAGTTCTGTTCACTTCCATAGGCGCGTAAACGAGTTACAATCTGCTGGTCGCTTTCGCTGACACGTTCTATCTCTGTAAGACCGTTACCTTTGCCGTAACGGAAAGTGTTAGCAGTAAACACCCCAGCAGTACCAACAACAACAACCTTGCCTCTTACAATGAAGTTCAGGCCAAAATCATCATGCACCTTCTTCATTGCATCCCAACAAGTGATATTGTCGGCAGTCTCTGCAACACCCTGCTTTCCGTAAGGGTCTGTATGTGGTGTTAAATCGGGATCAACCCATGTTCTGTATGCGTTCTCAAAAGCAGCCTGTCTGCCTACGATATTACCTCGCTGAGAGTTGCGAACGGTATTCAGTCCGATTACTATCCACTCGCCAGGATATAAGTCCTCTAAGTTCGCCTGTATTCTATCAAGCAAATCATCAACAGACTCGCAATAGAACGGGAATGTGGGTAGCGCAGTATAGTGGACGTTGTTATCAGAAAGAACTATGTCATTGAAATCACAACGAACAATCTCGTCCTGAGAGCCAACGAACTTAATATCGTTGTAAGTAAAGCCATTACCATACGAACCACTTGTAGCCTTCTTGATAAAGTTCGGATCGTACTCAATAGTATAACGCTCACCTCGATAGTCTATATAATCACCAACACCAAATTGTATAGGCGTTGCGTTATTGATGGTAAGTGTTAAGTAGCACTCTGCCATCCATTCGTCATGAAGTTCCAACTCCTTCACGCTTGCTTTGGCAACACCATTCTTGCTATATATCGTCCAACTACCCATGTTTGTATCATTTAACGGGGCAAATATATGATTTTAAAGCATATTAGCAAAAATAATAGGTGAAAATTTAAGTTATATGCGATATTTTTATATTTTTGCCCACAAAGTTTAACAACTGCGATTATATTTTTGAAAAACAAGAATATATAAGCACATAAAAGGATAGCGATTATGAATCTTGGTACACTCTTTTTTGGTGCTGATATTGACCTCAAAGAATTAGAGAGGAAAATTACGCAAGGAAACAAGACTATTCTTGATAGTCTGAAAATGAATTATGACCCTCAGAGTTATCAGCAGATGATAACTAAACTCCGTTCTCAGCTCGACAACGAAGTATTTAAAATCAGGGTTAGTACTGATACATCTGCTGTAAAGCAAAACTTACAGAACACTCTTAATGGAATCGGTAATGGCGTATCGTTACCTAATCTTAATCTTGGGCAGTTAAAGGGTATTCCAAAGATGACAAGCGATTTGGCTGATTTCAAAGAATCACTCTTCACTATGAGTAGGTCAGTAAAGATCTTAAAGCAAGAGTGGATTGATATGCGAAAGGCTTATGGTTCGCAATCTCAACAGGCTAAAGCCGCTTTCAAGCAATACAACGATGCAAACAAGGCCCTCCAGACAATGCAATTCCAGTACGCTACAATGCAGAAGTTGCGTACACAATCCGTTGTTGCACAGCAACAGCTTAACAAGGAACAAAGAGAGGCTGCAAAAATAGCAAAACAATGGAACAGCGACAGCTTACGCCTAAACACGACTCTTGCCAGCGGTGTTCATATATCTACACAACTTGGCAGTGCATTAAGTAGCCTATTTGCGATTGATTATGCACGTCAGTTCCTTGGTAACGTTATCGAGATTGGTGGTCAGCTCGAAAAGCAACGTATCAGTATCGGTGCTATTCTCGGTGATACCGTTAAGGCTACACACCTGTTTGAACAGATTAAGGGCTTGGCACTCAAATCTCCATTTGGCGTCGTAGAACTTGACCAATACACAAAGCAACTGTCTGCATATGGATTCAAGTATAGCGAACTGTTCGATATGACTAAGCGACTGGCTGATATTTCTGCTGGTGCCGGTACTGATATTGGTCGTTTAACATTGGCTTTAGGACACGTAAGAAGTGCTACCTATCTGACAGGTATCACACTTCGTCAGTTCTCAATGAACAATATTCCTATGTTAAAGATGTTGGCTGACTACTACACAGAGGTTGAGAAGAAAGCCGTATCAACGGCAGAGGTTCAGCAGCGCATCAGCAAACGTCAGGTATCATACGAAGATGTCATAGAGCAAATTCGCAGACTGACTAATGAGGGTGGTATGTTCTATAATATGCAAGAAAAGATTTCTGAATCTCTTGCTGCAAGATTCAAGAATCTACGTGATGCTATGGATATTATGTATGGAGAAATGGCGGAAGGAACTATTGGCGACATGCTGAAAGGCCTTGCCGCGATCCTACTCCAGACCACACGCCATTGGAAAGAGATTGCTGCGATTATGGGTGTAGCCTCTGCCGCATTTATGTTCAACAAGATTGCTATCGGTCTTAATACGGTAACCATGAACAACAACACTGCCTCAACACTTAGGCAGATAATGGCTACAAAGAGATTAGAAGCCGACAATCTCAGAGTTGCTGCAACATATCGTAAATTATCAATCGACGAATTAAGAAAACTCGCCACTGAGAAACAGCTTACCGCAGCTGAAATACAGATGTCACTCGCTACAGAGAAGCTGACTAAAGACGAGGTGCTTAACGCTATCGCGCTTAAAAAAATGACCGAAGACGAAGCAAGAGCACTCATTGGTATGGAACTTTTTACAAAGGAAGAGATAAATGCCGCACTGGCAGCGAACGCTCTACAGACAAGGCTAAGCACACTTGGCATGAAGATAAAAAACATCTTTACTGGCATCGGCTGGGGCACATGGGCCACTATCGGCACTATGGTTGGTATGGAGTTGTTTATGGCATACAATGAATGGGCTGACCGCATCGACGATAAAGCGAAAGAAATGCAGGATCTGATTAAGTCCCGTGTTATCGACCTCGAAAAAGTACAGAAGAAAATAGATAGCGAGAATAGACCTACTGACAAGACCGCGCTCAAAGGTCAAATTGACGATATGAAACAAGTGTTGGCAAACTCAGAGGCTTACACTAAGACCATCGACGAACAACTATCAAAGGCAACCGACCTGAACAAACAGTATGATATTCTCAAAACCGCCATTGGTGATGCAGCAGAGAAGAATAAGAAGATGCTTGATTATCAAGAGCAGATAGGCAATATGATAAAAGCAAGTTCTATTGGTGCTGTTGATGGTATTTTTAATCACGGATTGACAGATTTTCCTCTATTGAGATATTTCTTTAATGACGATATATCTCAAAATATGAAGCAGACCCTTAACACTTATAAGGATCTGCGTATAGCGATTGATAACGCATGGGAGTATAAAGATGCAATCAAAGGCGTTATTGACGAAATGATTAAGTCTGGTGAAATCAGTGGTGATTTTGCTGAAAGGCTCAAAAACGCACCGTTTGAGGAACAGATAAGACTTCTCGCAGAAAGCAGGTATTGGGATAAGATTACTGGCCAACTCATTTCAACCGATGCCCGTTTTGTAAACTTTGCGGACAAACTAAAATCAGCATCAAATGGTGTTACTGATAGATGGGAAGAGATTATCAACGATGATATTCCCAATATGATGAAGAAAGCGGCCAAAGATAGAGGAATCCAAGAAAAGGACTTTAATAAGTGGTGTCTTGATAATGTTGATGATTTTAAAATGATGTTGGAAAGTCTTGCAGATCAACTCGACATCAAAGAACCAGAGATAAGACGAAACCTTAAACGCTTGTTCTATGACTATGTTCGCTTGCAGA